TATTTAGATTATAGCCCTTACTTTGAAGAGCCATTCTTACTGCAAGTTCCAATATCCTTTGATGAAGACCTTCATGCAGTTGACATTCAGTAGTCTTGCTTACATTATCTATGGATAGAGTGTCTGGTAAGTCTTCAAGAACAATTGGACTGAGTTTCTTGATATATCTTATATAGTAAGCATTGATATTAAACTTGCAGATTATTTCTACATTATCTTCTGATAAGTCTAACCTCAATGCTCTCCTGTCATTGGCTCCCCTGAAAGGATTTTTCCTTATGACTTGATATTCATCTTGCTTTGTAGGATAAACGTTGATATGAGTTTCCCCACACTTGCCTTTGTCTACTATCACTGATTCCATTGTTATGAACCACAGGTCATCTGGAAGAGTGAAGAAACTAGAGTTGCTGGATATACCTAAAGGAGTACCACTAGTATTGGTAATAGGCTTTAGATTTTTCTCCTTTACTAAGTTAGCTAGGTATCTCCTCATCTCCTCAGTACTCTCAAAGGACTCTCCATAAGGATTCTTGCCATTGTAAAGACTAGTGACCAACTCTTTTTGTGCGTTGGTAAGAAATACTGATTTCTCATATTCATCGAGAGTTATTGTCTGCTTAGAAGATTCCTCACCAAAGTTAGCACTTACATTATAGCTATTGAGCATAGTGTCAAAGCCATCAGAAAACTCTTTGATATTCATAGCTTAATCCTTTAGTTATTCACTTCTTTGTCCTGCTTGCATCACTGCCTGTAGATTATCCTGTCCTGTGTTAGTCCATGCTATCTTAGCAAGCTCTACTGCTCTTTGAAGAATCTCATCATGAAGGATCGGATCTAGCTCACACTCAGTAGCATTGCTCTTACCCTCAATGGTTAAATCATCAAGATTTGATACAATGATAGGATTAGGTCTTCTTACATATCTGATAGTATATTTAGTAAGAGTATCTGATGGTCCTACTATAATATCAGCTTTATTGACTACATCATTATTAATGAGTCTCCAAGCTTGATACTTCAAGGGTCTCTTGTAAGGCTTGCACATTAACCTTGAATATTCATCAAACTTAACAGGAATTACTTGCAATAGGATATTCTTGCCATTCCTAGCTACCTCTACCATCTCATTGATAGCATACATAAGCTTTGTAGGAAGATTGATACTCTTGGTATTTTCTCTAGTATCAAACAAAGGAGCACCAAAGATAGATACTTCAGTACCTTCATTTTGTACATAGAGAGGATTTCCACTATCATCTTTCATCTGATTTCCCTGGGCATCATAAGCTAATGTATAGCTTTTTGTTGAACTTAAATTAGTACTTTCCTTCCTTGAATAAACCTTATTGCCATCCTTGTCAGTCTTATCACTAACCTCAGTATAGGTATAGGTTGTTGCACTTGTGGTAGCTACAGTAGTAAGCATGGAGAAATCCACCTGTCTCTTAATACTACCATCAAAGCCTTCCTGAACATTATTTCCCCTACTCTTAGGATTAAAGTAGTTTTTCAAAATTTCATCCTGTCCCTTTGTAAGGAAGACACTCTTCTCATAAGCATTTAAGCCTGGTGCTTGGTTTGAGGTTATATTGTTATATAACACATCAAACATATTATCCATCTCTTCTACTGACATACCTTATTATATTTTAAAAAGGAGTGGGAAGGGCTTTCACCTCCTCCCCTATACTCCAATATGATTAATTGCAAATATTATTTTTCTTTAAGTTGTGCCTCAAGAAGAAACTTGAGTTCTTGATGCTTAATAGAACCAATGTACTTAGCTGCATTGTTCAAAGTACTTTCCTCATTCATCTCACAAAGTGGAGAACCATCCTTGCGTAAGTAATAGGTATTATTCTTCATACCAATCAATCCTGCCTCCACAGCCTTCTTGATAAGTATCTTCATAGGAAGGTATTCATCCTTGATTACTGAATAGAACTTACGAGGGTCTGCCTGAATATACTGATTAATCTTGCCTTGCAAGTAATCAAGCTTGACATCTGGACTGATAGGTCTCTTTTCAAGAAGCTCAATAATTGTCTTGAGCATATCCTTGTTATCCCTGATAGCACCATATTCAGTGTAGCATTCCATGGTAATATCCATCTTACTGAGATTACTCTTAGTCTCATCTCCTTCAGAGATGATAACAAACTGATAAGTAGCCTTTGGTCTCTCCTCAAGCTCTTCCATGGATGGTGCAATATAATCCTTGTTAGCAAGCAAAATCTTATACTGGATATATTGCTCTGGAATACTAAGGTCAAGATAGTTATCCTGCTTATGCAGTGTTACTCTACCAATACCATTAGGATTACTATCATCCCAGAAGTTATTTACCTGATTATGGATACTAAGAGCATTGATTTCCAATCCCATTGCTTGCTCCAAGAAATCCTTTTCTGCATTAGTAAGCACATTTTTGTACACTCCAGTCCTGTTAAGTCTAGGAACTACAAAACTTCTTGTTGCATTCTCTGCCATACCTCCATTAAGGATATGACCTTTTCTTTGAACCATTGCTGATGGACTAGGTACAAACCTTACAATAACACGTTCATTTCTCAAGCAATTTACTGGTTCACTACTATATTGCTTAGGAGATACTGTTTTTTCCACTACCTTAGGTTCTGTCTTTGGTGTTGGAATCTCCTGCTTAGTTTCTTCCTGTGATGTCACATCAATATTAATGCTTTCCATCAACTCTGGATTATCTTCTTTCTTTGGTCTTGCCATTCTTAACTTCTCCTTATTTATTATATCTTCTACTCCTATAACCTTTAAAGAAAGCAGGAGAAGGAATTATAATCCCCCTCACTGCCTACTATCATTTTTAGCCTGCCAAGATTGCAGGAATCAAACTCATTGTCCTTGTAGGGTCAAGTACACATACACCAGTGGTTGTCATCTTGTGAATGGTTGCTGAGTCCTCATCATGTGACATATTTGGATTACCCATCTGACCTGTAAATGGATTACGCATACCCCATTCATAAGAGGTCATATCACCTTCCATACCTTTGACAGCACACTTGAAGATGTTAGGCTGATCCATTGTACCAATGTCAAAGATGTCATACCTATAAGAGAATGCAGGGCCACCATTAGGATGCATAATCTTATTTCTTACCATATCATCGTAATATGGATCCACATCTACCTTAACCTTGACACCATTAGGAGCTTGGAACTCAACAAACTGGAAGCCAGCTGAGAGCGCATTTTCATGCAAAGGAGAGTTTGTCTTCTTTACCATGCCAATAGCATCACCATTAATCTGGAATGCAGTCCAACCACTTACAGTATCAAGTACTGCCTTATGGAACTGAATAGCACCTCTTTCACCAGTTTTAATAATGAATGTTCTGTCATTCATGTCAAGCTTTGCAGCAGACAATTCATAAAGTGCATCCTCTATGAGCTTCAGTGAGAATTTGTTGTAGAACATAGTGTTGGATACCTCCATCTGTTGATAGAGTCCTGCACCAAGTCTAATGGCTTCACCAGACTTTCCAATGTTAAGATACTCACCATTGTTATTTCTGTTAGAGCGACCAAAAGCAAGAACATTGTTCTTGTACTCACTCCACTGCTGCTCTAACTGCCACTGAACCTCATGCATCCACATGTTTACAGTATCCTTGACATAGCGACCATTAGTTTCCCTAGTTACAGGAATACCAAAGGCAACCTTTTTACCAAGCATTGAACCAGGGACCTTATGCTGAATCCTAATTGTAGAGAACTCATTTCTCATGGCAATAGGACTTGCAAATCGTACATCTCCAACTTTTCTACTGAGGTCACGCTCTACTGGAGCATACTCTACAGAGAAACGCTTGCCTGCAAGCAATTCCTCAGCAGGAATTCCAGCAGTAACTGCTCCCATCAATTCTACTTTGTACCAAATTTGTTATCCTAGGAACTCTTTATTCCCTAGTTCTAACACTTTACCATTGTGTTAGTTCGGAGTACATTTTAACCCTCATACATACTTAAAGTATAGTAGGGTCTGGACACTCTTGGAATTATTATATTCTATATTAAGGTTTTACGACCTCTTTGGATTTCAATTCCATTTTCCTTAAGAGTTTTTGATATGTATCTTTTGTTGGTATGAAACATCTTTGTCAAATCTTGAATATTATACCCTTCTTTATACTTATCACAAATCTCCTTAGCTTTTATGACCGCATTGCTCTTTCTAGGATTATATGAGTTTAATATCAGAGTATTGTCATTAGCTCTCTTTATTATATTATAAACAGAGCATTTACTGATATGATATTTCTCAGCAACATCCTTCACAGTAGGTTTATTCTTCCTGATATACTCTTTTACAGCCTCTTTCCAAGTTATGTCTTTTAGCATAGTTTAGAACTGTGGTTTTATCCACATTAAACATCTTAGCTAATTTTATAGAACCATAGCCTTCTTCATATAATTTTACAAGTTTGTTTTCTTCTTCAATGGAAAGTTTCTGTGAGTGACCACAAAACTGACCTCCTTTTGTCAAATTGTAACCCTTTGTATAAGCATTGTAATATGCTATCCAAAATATTTCTCTTTCATTAAGAAGTTCTTGATTACAATTTGATAGTTCTTCTAGCAATACTATCTTAAAATGGTCTCTACCATATTTATGAATAGCTTTCTTGATAGCCATTCTATGATTTACATCATCAGAATAACTACAATGCTTCTGGAACCTTTGAACTAAAGTTCTTATAGTTTGACCTACATAAACTTTATCATTGATGTCATTGACAATCTTGTAAATTCTTCCTATCATAGTTTTCAAATTCTACTCTCTACACTACCTAAAGTCCTTTAATTCCTTAGGTTAGCTCGGTATTACCATTTGTAGTAAACTACATTATTGGATGGTTTCACCGATTTTGCCCAATTTTCAAAGTTGATTACTCAACTAAGCCGCATACAAATCTACGGTGTTTGTACCCTCATTCCTACCATTGGCAAGAACCCTAATAGGATAAATTTCATTACGCTCACCAGTAATTACTTCACCATCTGCAAACCAATCCTCAGCGAATACCAAATAAAAAGGTTCACCATTTACACCTACAGTAGTACTTGCAGAAGTAACAATCTTACCATCAGTATCACGAGCCTCTACAAGAGGAATGTTCCTCATGGCACTACCAATAATATCCCATGTGTACTCATCATCCGAGTCAAAAGTTTTAACAGGAAATTGTGAAAGGAAAGTATCAAGGGTCTTACCCCTATACCATGCAAGAAGCTGAACCATCAATGATGTAGCCTTTTGAGGCTGCATCTGAAAGATACTGCCAAGATGATTACTCTTAGTTAAACCCTTCCAATGACTAAAGGTCTGCTTCTGAAATCTACTTAATTTTCCAGCCATTTTATAAAATAGTTAAACATTAATTTATCTTTTACTTATACTTTAGGTCTTAAAGGTCAAGTTTCAAATTTCCATTGATAAATGAGTTAGGATCATCCTTTTGGCTAGTTACCATATTTAGGCTACCGTCACTGTTTCTCCTAGTATTATTCAAGGTTTTCTCCAAATCCCTAAGACCTTTCTTCATCTCTTTCTTTACCTTACCTTTGGCAAAGGAGTCAAAATCCTTAAAGCCATTGGTCATTACATACATGAGACCTGTATACTTGAGGAAATCTGCTCCATGCTCCTTCTCATACTTTTGGATAGCAGTCATATACTGACCAGTATCTGGGTCTTTGTAAATAGGTTTGGAAATTGTTTCAAATGCCTTCTTACGAATATCCTTGCCAATCTCCATGTCACCAAGCAACTGCTTGTCTTTCATGAGGGAAGTTTCCAACTGTTTTGCTCTCTTGTCTCTGTTTGCTTTCTCCTCATCAGCTTCCTCCTGTGCCTCCTGCAACAACTTGTTATAAGCATTGCTAAAGAACTCCTTGTTACTCTGCAAAGCATCCTTAGCATCTTCAACATCAGTACCGTTATCTACACTTCTGTCTGTAAGCTTTTTGGCTTTCTCCTGTGACATACCCTTGTTAAGAAAGTCTTGATAGATAAGGTTATATCTCAATCTCTCACCTTTCTCACTTTCCTCAGCAATGGCTGCATCAGTGATAGTATTGATTTGGTTAAGCACACCTTCATACTTTCTGATGTCAGTAGGCTCCACTCCATTATCAAGAGCCTTTGAAATCCTCTGCTGTTTCTCATCAAGCCTTGCATTAATCTCTGCTTCAATTAAGTCACTAAAGGATTCTGCATCTACAGCTTTCTTTACAGTCTCATCATCAAGGTTAGGGAAGATACCATCTACTGCCAAGGCATTGGCAATGGAAGAGTAGAAGTTGTCATTTGGAGAAGTGCCATCTGAATCCTCATCAGCATCAGTATCTTCACCCTTACCTTCTTTATCATCACCACTACCTACGCTCTCTGGATTTTCCTCAAACAAAGTCTCAGGATTTACATCCTCAGTAGTTTTATCTTTTTCTTTCTTTTTCTCAGGAGGAGTATCCTTGTCTTCCTCCTCTGTCTCATTGTGCTCTTCTTGCACATCAGTATCTTTAGGTTCCATGAAGAGATTCTCAATCTCCTGCTCACCCAAGATATTGTCAAAACTCAATTCTTCCATACTTTTTCTTCTCTTTAGTTCTACATTCTTCTTTTGCTGCAAAAGTATAGAAATATAAGTATATTATCTTTGTTCTTATTTATTACCTAAGGAATACTTAAAAAGATACTTAAAACATGCACCTTTCTTAGTTTACTCATACCAACTTTTTACTGCTATACCATAGTTCTTCTTTCCTGGATAGTTCTTATCCCAATAATCATCTTTCTCCATGCCAGAGCCTACCTCTTCAGTATGCTTTAAGTCTCCATGGTAAAGAACCATTTTCTCTTCCCTATAGAGCATAAGCTGAACCAAGCTCATCACCCTATCAAAGTTACCCTGTGGATTCCATAACACAAGTTCCTTTAGCAAGGCTCTATTCTTTATTCTGTATAGATTAGCTATCTGTACTTCCCTATTCTCCCCATTCTCATCTGTCTCAATGGTTACTATAGGTTTCCTAAGCCAAGTCTGTATCATCTTGAATGCACCATTGATAATAGGAGTGATAGCTCTGATACCTACAGACTTATTGCCATAGCCTATACTACTTATCATGTTTCTCTGTACAAGATACTCTGGAGTCTCTGCCAGCAGATGAACAGAATTATGGGAACTAAAGTAAGAGAACATACCCATGATGTTCTGTTCATACATACACTTGCAGTTATAGAACAGACATAGTTTTCTTGCCATCTCATAGAAATCTTCAGCAAAAGGAGGTCTTCCTGTATACTCTGCAACTATCATATCCGTCCATAAGTCAAGTATAAACAAAGAACCTAATGACATAGTATTAGAGCAATCACTATCAAATGGGTCAGCACTCTGAATATATCTGCCAGCAGGAACCTTGCCATCACTTCCCTTCTTAGGCATCTCAAATATCTCAAGAGCACCCTTCACTTTATTATCTTTAGTAGGGAAATCTCTGATAGGTAAGTCTGCCGTAGGATTGAACTTAATCTCTCCTGTTTTATTATCTTGTACCAACTCTCCTACATAAGTATCATCATACTCATTAGGATTGTTATCTATCTGATTTAATCTCTCATTAAGTTCTGTCACTGGAAAGACGTTACCATGACTTCTCATCATGGCTTCCTGTGGAACTATAGGATATTGGGATATACGTTTTACAATGGTATTGACATCAGTGGAACCATACTTTACTTTGTATCTATCATATAGTATGGCAAGCAAAGCCTTGGTAACATCGGAGTTACCGTTCTCATCAACATAGTCATTACCATAGTTCATATAGGCACCGTAAAAGAAGCAACAATGCTTCCTTCCCTGCCCTTCCTTATCAAAGACATTCTCTAAAGGTTCCATGTTATATCCTTCAGGAGAATAGAACATCTCAGCAAAGGCTGTAAAGTCAGATTGATCATCTCCAGCAGTCCCATAAGCAAAAATTTCACCAAAGGTATCATTACCCTGCTCTACAGAAGGTCTAATCATATTGAATACACTAAGCAAGTTCTTGAAGATACCTGCCTCCTCAATAAGATATAATACTCCACGAGAACCATTCAACTTATCTTGGTTAACACCTGAGATAATACCTGACACAGAGTTCTTACTGCCATATTCCACCTCACTACCTGCCTTTTTGAATCCCATCTTCCATTCCATCTCTTGGTCTGATGACTTTAATCTCCTTGATGCAAACTGAGTATACTTTGCACAATGGTCTAGGTTATCCTTGAATACCTTGAGAATCATATTAGTATCCATAAGTTTGGTTCTATCTACAGCAGTAACCATACACTGTACTTCCTTCCTATTATCTTCTGTTTCTCCTATTATACATCTCCTAGCAAGAAGTCCAGCTCCAAAGCTAGTCTTACCCCTACCACGACTAGCCAATGCAGAAGCATGATGTCCATGAACTCTACCTTGATGCAAGTAATGAGACATTAGGAACTGACCATCCCAAAATCTAGGATGGGCTACAGTTCTCATGGATACTCCTTTCTCATTTTTCTTGACAAGGTGCATAGGACAGAAATTAAGCATCCAATAGTAATCTCCTGTAACCCACATGCCTGTCTGAGGATTACAATAGCCATTCCATCCCCTGCTCCTCTCACCATATAGCCATCTGCCATAGTCACTGTTAGGATTGGCATTAGGTCTTAGCAAGGAATATCTTCCTTTGTTTTTTTCAAAAGCTAATGCTGATGGTCTGAAATAATCACTTCCTTCCAAAATAGGAGGATGTGTAATATCTATGATAGCCCTGCCTTCCTTATTTCTAGGAAGTTCTGACACAAGAGGTCTATCAGGAGACACCATCCACTTGATAAAGGGAACATTGTTAAGGAAATCCCAAAATTGTTCTTGCACTTCCGTAGGATAGTTCTCTAGATGTAAGTCCTCAAGAGGTGTCTGACATTTATTAAACCTTATATTCTCCATATACTTCTACTTTTTATTCCTGCAAAAGTATATATATAATAAGGTATAGGCAAGTATCTAAGACTAATGCTTAGATAACATAAAAATAGCCCCAACCTTCACAGGCTAGAGCTATTGTCTCATTTAGAAAAAATCATGAAAAATTCAAATTCACCTTATACTATTAATTTAGCCTTACCAGGGGTAATGAGAGCTTCGTCCTTCTCCTCTCCATAAAAGATATATCTTATATCATTGTCTGAGATGTAAAGATATTCCTGTGGATTACCATCCTTGTCATCTATTGTTTCAAATGGGAAATTATAGGTTAGGACAGGATTATTGTCCAAGTCATTCTGAACAGAGTTCTTATTGTACTTCTTTACGGCAAAATGGTCAGGAATAATCATTACCTTGTCTCCTACCTTAATGTCTCTGACTGTAGAACCAATGGCAGTAACAGTCTGCCATAACTTCAAATCTCCTTTGCCAGCAACAATGACTCCATTGCTAATCATATCCTTCTCAAACTTATCAGCGGTAATCAATAAGTGATTAAACAAGGGCTTTATAGATGTAATATGTAACATAATTCTACTTTTTATTTTGTTTTTGTAAATAATTATTATATGATTCATTTATCCTGTGGTATCTGTCAAGAGTAGCATAAAGCTTGCCTATGGAAGGAATGTTCACATTAGGTTGCAGTTTCATAAACTCCTCATCAGTCAGGTCTTCCTTCAAAGGCAACGAGGAAATATGCTCTCTCACAGCTTTCCAATAAGCCCTGTAAGTCTTATCTACAAGTCTCTTGGGAAGACCTAAGTCACCAGCTACCTTTGCTATAATCTCTTTATAGGTCATGCACTCAACTGACTATCTTTAAACAATACCAGCAACTGAAAGTAACCATTGTCATCCTTCCTAATGTTAGGAATCAACCTTGGATTAATAACATTATTCACAATAATTTTGTTCTTTCTGAGATTGCTCATCACTACATAGAAATGTGCCTGTGTAATTCCACACTCAGCAATAACCTTACTCTTTGTATCATTACTCATCACCATGGTATCAAGGATGGCAGGATCACTTGTCTTCTTAGAAAGTTCCCATCTCTGATTGAGAAAACTTGCTATAACATCTCTCTCCCTAGGAGTAAGATTGATGAATGGCTTTAGGAACAGGCACCACCACTTGAAGAAGTCCAAGCCCATTGTTACCTTGATAGGTATCACATTGTTAGGCTTTGGCAAGTGGAAACCATTGTTTTTATTGTTTGTTGACTCTTCCATACTATTTGCCTTTATGTTCTTCTACTTCCTGAGGAATAGTCATTGCTTCCTCAATCTCACTGGCACAATTGCCTACAAAATCACTTGAGAAATTATTACTGAACTCCAATACCTTAAAGAGATAATCAAGTCTCTTATTCATTGCAAATCCCTCAAGCTCCCTGTTTCTTCTAGCAAGTTGCTGATTTTGCTGAAACAACTGATTGCAAGCATCATTAAGTTGTTCATAACTAAGTTTTTTCTTTTCCTCAGACTTATTATTGCCTGCATTCATCTTCACTACCTTTGATTTATTCTGCTCTTCCATACTTTTACTTATTTTTAGTTCTGTTATATAAATTCATTCTAAGTGCATCCAACCTATTGTCATTGACAAGTTTTGAGAATAACAACAACACAGCATCCTCTTTGCTAAGTCCTCCCGGGAATGCAGGGTATAGTTCCTTGCAAATCCTCATACAATCAGGATGCTTGAATAACCTAGTCTTCAATTGCTCATCTGTCAATAGGAATATAGGTGATTTCTTGACAAGACCTGCATCTTCCAAATAAGGATGCCCATATCTATTTCTATATAGCTTATCCCATTCCTCAAAGGTAGAGGTCTTTAGGTCTGTGCAACCACAGTCCTCACAGCATTCAGTTCCAAGTGAATCCTCATACTTGAACCTTATGGAGTAACACTTAGGACAGAATGTCCAAGGATCTTCCTCCTCTTTCATTATCTTCTTTGATTTTGTCATAACAATAGAATTGAACGTTACACCTTATCTATAATACAAGAGAATATAACCCTCTCCTGTTTCCTTGACCTCTACAATGTCCTCCTTCAAGACAGGGGTATCTGGATTGTTTTCATTATACTGATTAACAGCATCTATCAGTAGCCTAAGTGACCTAGCTACAAAATAATCTATATGAGTCTTCATAGGTTACTTTCTTTTAGAGGGTGATTTAACCTTTGCAACATTCTGCATTGCACTTGCTCTCTTGGAGAGTTCAGCAGCCTTTGTCTTAGCGACCTTGATAGCTCTGTTTCTCCTGGCACTATCATTCATTATCTCTTGATACCTTGCCATGGTGTCAGCATCACTCTCAGCTTGCCATCTCTGTTCATCCCTACTGATGGATGTGGATTTAATTTTTGATACCATAATATTCTTGTTTTTAAAGTTTCTTTTCCTTACATATTTACTTAAAGTATTACTTTAACAAGGCGTTCTTTTATACTGTCTTGTAGCTTGTTATACATCTAAGTATTTTCTGTTGCAAAGATACACTTTTCTTTTTAAAAAGTCTTAGTAAACATCTTAAATCTTTATTCTCTTAACTATATTTAATACAGCAAGTACTATAGGACTCTTCTTTATTTCAAATAAAGTTAGTATCTTTGCATCAGAAACAAAACATTTCAATCAGAGAAAGGCTAAAACAGGATATTATTTGTCTTAGTTGCAGCCTACTCAAGAGTTCATTAACATGTTGAACAAGGTAAGCAAGATATAAGTATTTGACTTATAAGTAAATAACAACCAAGGAATAATACTATTCCCATGGTATGACCGATACTATGGGTCGTATGCACTCTGACGCTCAGTTCGCAGGTTCTTCTTCAGTTCCTGCTCACGTAGAGATGATGGGTTACCTCGGTATGGGTAACAACCCTATGGTAGGTGCTACTGTAGCTATCGCCGTAGCCATCGACCTCGCTTTGAACAAGAAGTAAGGTAAAGAGCATACAGGATATAAGTAAATGTAATCCCCATGGTCATAAGGCTGTGGGGATTTTTTATGCCTATTTCAGACTATTTTTGCAGCCCATTTGCAGCCCAAAAGCTAATTTATGTAAATGGGCTGCAATTTTACACTAAGTCAATAATACTCACTTGCTTACCTTAAATTAAAGATAAGTAAATGGAAAATCATTGCATCATGGTTTACTTCTCCATCAGAGCAAGTAAGAAAAACAAGAAGGGACTATCACCTATTGAAGCATCTATCTCCTATAATGGAGAGAGAATTTATTTCAGTACAGGCAAGTTTGCCAAAGCATCAGATTGGAACAAACAAAAGCAAACGATGAAAGGTAGCACTCAGGAAGCTCAACTCATCAATGACTATCTCATAGAGCTAAGAAATAAAATCTATGAGAAGGAGGTTGAACTCATGAAAAGGGGCTATATGGTTACAGTACATCTCCTGAAGGATGCTATATATAATAAGGTGGAATCATTAAAAGACAAGACTCTCATGCAAGTAATCTCAGAGTATAATGAAAACAAGAACAAGCTATTAGGAAAAGGTATATCTAAAGCTTCCTTATATAGCTTTGAGCATAGTAGGAATCTACTGCTAGAGTTTATGCAAAAAGAATATGATAGAGATGATATTCTTCTTAATGAAATAAACATAGGATTTATGCAATCATTCCATACATTTCTTCTATCAGACAAAGGCATGGCACAGAATACTTGTACCAAGCATCTGAAGTATTTGAAGAGCATTGTTACCCTAGCTGTCTCCAACAACTATATATCATATAATATGCTTGCAAACTATAAGATAGAAAGAAAACCTGTGGATATAGATTTCCTTACAGAGGAAGAACTAAGAAGAATCATCAACTTTGATACTCCTATTCCTAGACTAGAGAAGGCAAGAGACTTCTTTCTCTTTGGCTGCTTCACAGGTCTAGCTTACATTGACATCAAGACCCTCAAACTTGAACACTTTGAGAAAGATGATGAAGGTAGAATCTGGATAAAGAAGAAAAGAGTAAAGACAGGTGTACTATCTAGGATACCTCTGCTTCCAATGGCTAAGATGATACTAGAAAAGTATAGAGATTGTGATAAATTAATCCCTATACAGGATGCTTCGGACATTAATAAATATCTCAAGGATATTGCCCTATATTGTCACATAGACAAACACATAACCTTCCACACCTCAAGACATACCTTTGCCAGCACTGTCACCTTGGCGAACAATGTATCTCTTGAGGTAGTATCAAAGATGCTAGGACACACCAACACAAGAATGACTACTCATTATGCAAAGCTGCTTGATAAGTACATAGGAGAACAAATGGATAATATCACTGACATCTATACAGAAGACAATAACAAAGAATGATATAAAACAAAAACTCCCCCTGTCCACTGACAGAGGGAGAAAATGAAAAAAAAAAAAAAAACAAAAATTCAACCTAAAAACAAAATCCTAAAACAATCCTTTTACCTAACTATTTCCACATACCTATTTGTCTGGTTCTGCACATAAGGATTCTCCTCAACTACATCAACATTCACCACCCAATGATGCTTTTGTAGCCATCGACACAAGAAGAATTTCTTTGGGGGCTTCACAGTCTCCCTCTTGGCAGATACCACAATGTGTTTTTCACTTTTAAATTTAGGTTGTACCACTACTGTTGATGGGTATTTCAACCCGACCTTAACAGAATACCATTCATCTGAGAGTAGTGTATCTATGTTTAGATTAGTATCCTTGAATATAGTGTCTCCGGGTATCCTAATGGTATCTACTTTGGAAAAGTCCGAACCTATGTACTGTAAACTCTTTAGCTTTGAGTCTTTTATCTTCAACTCTTTCCTAGTAGCATTCAACTTAGCAAAGATAGAGTCATTACTATTCTTTAGTTGATCTATAGTCAGCTTGAATGCTCTATTCTTATCTTTCGAGGAACTGAATTGCTGTTCATAGGACTTGACATTCTCCATAGCATCCTTCCATTTCTTCTCTGCTTTATCCTTGCTATCCCAGAGAATTGCTATGATGAATCCCATGACTACTACCAATACACCTGCTATATATGTATATGTTTTCATATTACCTTTCTTATGTGATGCAAAGATACTTAAATCTAACTATAAAAGCAAATATCTAATAATCATTCTTATATTACTTAACAACAAGGGCTAGATACTACCATAGTACCTCATCTATTACTATCTTTGCAATGTGAATCATTAAGTATATACATTATGGAAATACTAAAATACATTTGGCAGCTTCCACAAACAATAGCTGCCTACATATATTTCACATATCTTAGTAATAAAGGTGAGATTCTAGATACTTGCACTTATCAAGATGCCATAGTATTTATCAAAAGAACATCATGTAGAAGTGTCACTCTTGGCAATCATATCTTTCTCTCACCAAGAGCAACAGACAGTACTGTGAAGCATGAGTATGGACATACTAGACAGAGCTTGATGCTAGGTCCTTTATATCTTCTAGTAATAGGTATTCCTAGTATTATTTGGGCGGCTACCCATAAGAAGGTAGCTCCAAGCAAACCATATAATTGGTTTTATACTGAAGCATCAGCTGATAGGTTAGGAGGAGTTTAGATATATAATTTCTTTTTTCATACGTTTATAGGTTTTTAAGTTAGTTGTTTAGGGGAGGCAGCAATGCTTCCCCTTTTCATTTATATATACTCAGTTAGATCAATATCTTCATGAGAAGATAACCAAGCATCAAAGGCATAGCCATTTCTATCAACATTTCCTACTATTTCGAGAGCATACTTTATACATCTTCTCTTGGAAAAGCTCTCAGAGAACAAGTTAGTTAAGAACACTATATCTCCTATTGTAGCTTCTGATACATTATAGTATACTGCCCTATCAGAAGCATTCTCTACCTCTGATGAGCCCCATTTGCAATCAATAACCTTCATAGCTAACTCTACAGTGAAATGTCTTCCATGCTTTGCTATGTATCTTCTTAATCCCTTCATACTTTATTACTTTAAGTTTATGCTGCAAAGATACGATTAATTATCTAAACTACAAAGAATTATGAGCAAAATCTAACTATAATTGTTAGGTGGTGAGAGTATAAAGGCAGGATGCTTTTGTATTAATTTAGGACGTAATTCTATAATGAAAGTATTCCCTACTCCATTTTAGAGAAAATTTTGAATGTGCATAGAGGACGATTTTTTGAAATTTGAAAAGTGTGTGTAAAAGGTGAGGATAATACAACACACCACCCCCACCATATCTTGGATTGGGATATACCCCCTGGGGTCTTTCAATCCATGATGGTTGAGGGTGAAGCATAGTAGCCTTCCATTCCCATGGAGTTCTAGTGGGAATAGCCATCTGCACACATGCCTCTAGGGAAAGCACCTGAGGAATCAATGCCTAGCACTAAATAAGTCCTGCTAGGAGGCAAAGCTTTATGGCTAACACAGCAGTTAACAACATCAAGAACTTATGGTCACTCATTGCATTTGCAAAGCAGTTTGGTCCTAAGATGCAGGTTGGTGAGTTTGCCAACAAGGAGACTGGAGAAATGTTCCACTCTACTATCTTCACCAATGGTGACACCAGAACCTTCGTGGCATTCTCAAGAAACTTGGGTGAATTAACACCTCAGGAGATTGCCCAGCAGAAGGATGACTTGCAGGTTGTGCAATGCGAGACATCTGATGGCAGAGACATGTATTCCCTCTGCAAGAAAGGTCAAAACACATGGGAGGATGTTGACCTTGGATTGTAAGAGTAACTATGGGAGGCAGGGAGACCTGCTTCCCTTTTTCATCAACCCCAAAAGCAAGCAACTATGGCAAGAAAAAGATTCAACAGAGTAGCCATCTGTAGCTCGGATGACTATAAGAAATCAAGAAGAATACACCAGATATTCCTTGAGGAGAGACATTCTCATTTCAATGAGATGGTAGTCAATGGTGACATAAGCATAGATGTTCCTGTCATCAAGAAAAACAGAGTATCTAATAGATTCAAGACCATTAGAGTCTTTGGAAGAAACATGAAGGTAAGCATTGATGAGTATAACACTCATTGCAAGTCACTGGAAGTATAACATAGGGCTGTCTGTAATGGGCAGCCTTAACCTTTTTAAATTATGAAAGCATTAGTCCTATATATCACAGCAATACTCTCTGCAATATTACTTTGCAGTGAAATTAGCCTAGTCTGGCTAGTCATGCTAGTCCTAGACATAGTTTTAATCTCTTGGCTATACAATAATATCACTCTTCATGAGTTTATTAAGTATAGTGGTTACAAACATTGGTATAAACTCTTAAGAGATTAGTTATGAAGAATATCAAGGCAATTATATATGTAGTTGGAATGTTATTGCTCTATGAGACAGTCATGCTGGTTATTGCAATGACTACTGACTTTCTAAATGCACATACAGTATTCTCATGGATATTGGGGATACTGTTCTGGATAGGAGTTATCTGGTACAAAACAAGAGATAAAGAAAGCTAGTCCTGATGGGCTAGCTTATTTTTTCTTTACCTCTTGAAGATAATAGACATCTTATCATAGTCACTTAGTAAATTCAGGATGCAAATATCTTTATCCCTTGCAAGAAAATTACAATCTTCCAATTCCTTTATTGCTCTACAGTACGAAGCCTTAGGAACATTGCAGTCCTTCATTATCTGTTCTCTAATATTGGTATTGAGATATACTTTCCATTGATTCTCTTCTCTTACAGCTAACATAAGTAACTTGTGCATTACTCTAGTTGTTGAATTAAATATTGGTAATGTACTAAATATATTCAAGTTAATCCATTTCTCCATATTATTACTTAATTAGTTGAATAAAATTATTGATGAACTCTTCATTATTGAGTTCCTCCATAGATAGTTTTACACATTGTACTCTTTTGACAACATCCAAAGCATCATAGTTTCTAAAATCCTCAGTCTTAGGTTTCTTATACCTATGACCATAAGGAATCTCAATAAATAATCTTTTTCTTGGTAGCCAAAACTGTGCAACATAGTAGCATTCAGCAGTATGTCTAACTCCTGCTATAGTCTTAAAGAAGACTTTCTGAAATCTGTACTTAATATGTTTACTATCTAGAATGTCTTTAAACTTCAACTCATTATCTGTAGGAAAGTGAGCCATAAGTGATGCAACACTCTTTCCTTCTTGAAATACTACTTTTGAAGTTTGTTTGTAGGATTTTTCATCTATCATATCTTTAACTTTAAGTTTTGAATTTAATATATTTTAATATTTAAATATCGTAATGATATAGTTATTCCCACAAAATCACCACAAAACAAAAAAAAAATAAATAAGACTTGTTTTGTGGTTTTTAATTCAAGAACTTCACTAAGGCGGTCAGTATTCACTTAACTCGTAAGCTTTTTAACTCCCTATAGTCCGTTTACCCTCAACCTTTTTTCCATAGCAGCTTGGTGGACACTTAGCTTATATCAAGAACCATTTTTGACCTACCAGAAAAACCTCAGCTCTATATTGAACCTACAATCTGATGTCTAACCCTCTATATATCCACTGGACCTTAATAGGGTGAATCTAGGCACTGCCACTGCCTAGGGCCATTTGCAAAGGTACACATTATTATATTAACAACCAAAATATTACAGCTTTTAGTTGTAGTTTTTATTTAAGTTTAACATTTTATCTAAAGTTTTACTTTAAATAAACACATCACATTAGTCTTTTATCTTCATAAGCATAAAGTCCTCATGAGCATAACACACCTTAAAGTAATACTTCAAATCAACACATCACACTAGTCATTTGCTAAAGTAAAGCTTCAGCACTACACCTTATTATATACATGCGTACATATTTAATAAATAACTATATAATATAATAATGTATATACTTTACTAAGTCCATAAAATTTTAAGGGACACATCACCACCCCTATATCTTGATGGTGGAAGTAGTTTCATAAAACTATGGAAGCCTAGAGAATTTAGTTATCTTGATAGGGTTGACTGTCCTTGAGAGATTGTTTGTGTATTGCAGTCAGTTAGTCATTCACTACAAATGACAGTGCTTCTGAGATGGAGAAATATTATGCAGAACAATAATGCAGCTAGTGTTAGTTCAAATGGTATCAAGAACTCATGGTCATTGGTTTCCTTTGCCAAGATGAAAGGTAGAATGCAGGTAGGTCAGTTTACCAACAGTGAGACTGGTGACTCTTGGAAATCCTGTGTATTCACTGACCCTAGCAATCCTGACAACAAGACCAACAAGACTTTTGTTGCCTTCTCAAGGAACCTTGGTGAGCTTAGCCCTCAAGAGATAGCTGAACAGAAGGATGAGCTTCAGGTGGTTGAGTGCACCACTGCTGATGGCAAGGATATGTATGCTTTATGCAAAGCTGGTCAGAATGCTTGGCAGGATGTTGACTTAGGCTTTTAAGTAGCAGATAGACAGATAGTTAAAGATGGTGAGCTATACCCCCTCTCCCCCATCTTTACTATCTATCGAAACTATGCTATTTACCATAATAAAGTAATTAGTTGACACTTTTTACCCACACAAAGAGATTAGGTTTCAAGAGTTCATATACTCCACTACCTAATCTTTTTGTACAAACAAATCAATAATATTACAATTTTCACAACATTTTTAATCAAATATTACAATTATGATACTATATAAGCTAGAAAAAGTAAAGAATGCAACTCTACATGATGCTATTCTTATTACAACCCTTACTGATAAAGGTATATATTGACCCTGACAAAGAGTGTGCTGTAGAGTTCAAGGGACACATGAGTGAGGAAGATATTAAATTGTTCTTCTTCAATATGAATCCCAATATTACCTCAAAATCATCTTCTAAGGATGAAAAAGTTACAGGTGGTATAGATTATACTTATAGAGAAAATAGCACAGAGATATACACTAGAGATGGATGGAAATATTAACATATAAGATTATAGCTGACTTACCTATACTAGGTCAGCTTTTAATCATTATTTTTATAACATAACCCTTTAAACAAATGACAATGAATAATATAATTATAGATATAGAAACCTTAGGTAGAAGAAATAATGCTGCTATTACCCAAATAGGTATTGTTGTAGCAAATTCAAACTATAATGTAGAGAGAAAGGAACTAATACAAATAGCTCCTGAAGCTTGGAATACTTGTAATAGAACCTTTACAGGTGAAACACTACTTTGGTGGATGAATCAAGAAAATACTCCATTGAGTAATTATCATTCTTATTATTGTACAAATTATAATCAAGCTTTAGATATATTAGATACAATATTCAGAGTTCACAGTAATGAGGACACCTTGGTATGGACTAAAGGAGCTATGGATTTATTTTGTCTTAAAGACTTATATGAGTTCTTTAATAAAGAAACTCCTTGGAAATTCTGGCAACCGAGAGATATAAGAACTATCAAGGAGTCTGTAAAAGATTGGAAAACATTCAAAACTAATAATCATAATGCTCTTGATGATGCTTTAAATGAATTAAAAGAACTACAAGTAAATTTAAATAAATAGCAATGAAGAAATATAATTCACCTTGGGTAGTGGCAAGCATATTTTTTGTCCTACTCCTTACATCAATGGTCTTTAACTTCAAGTTCATTACTCTTGCAAATTCCCAGAGAAGAATTATTTCTTCCCTACAGAGCAACAAGGCAATGCTTAATGAGTACAAGGAAGCCCTTAGACTTTCTGATGCCATCATGGACAATAATGACTTGTGGGATAGGGATGGCTCTGATGTTATGTCAGACTATCTCAATCTAAGAGCTAATATGGACACTACATTCTATCATGGTTTCCATTATAATGCATTGTTGGATAATCTAGCTAATGATATTAATGAATAAATAATTATGAAGTACAAATTACAACAAGCATCAAACTGGTATGAAGGTGTATCTATAGATATAATAATGCTACTAAAGAAGAATGGGGTTACTGTTGAACATAACAAGGAAATTCACAGGAAATCACAAAGCAAATGGGATTGGAAAAAACAGAAAGATGTAAAGACTACAATCAAGTATTATAGTAACTGCATTGTAATAATAAACACTCTTGAGGAGTTCAACCAATTCTGCAAGCTTATAGGGAATATAGTTGTATTTCCTACCTACCTCCTCATCTATGATGATTATATTGAATAATTTAAATTAAGCAATATGAAGCCAATACTTTTATTAGACAAGACAGACCATGTTATCAGAGAGTTTGATAACTATAAGCAAGCTAATCAGTTCAGAATGATGAACAATAGACCAGACTGGTCTATTGCATCTAGAAGAACTATGTGGAATGGTAGTCATCATTGGTACTCATGATTACCATGTCACAAGTAAATCAGTATGCCTTGAACAATAACCTAGGCGATGATACTGATATATTCTCTATATTGTCCTTGATGCAGTTGGAATATAAGCATACTAATCTACGTTCTGTAGACAAGGTATCTCCTACTCCATCTGCATCTAGGAATACTTTTAATATGGTAGAGTATTCTACCCAAGATGTTTTAGACCTATTTAGCACATGACTATGACATTAAATAGAAATCAAGCATATAATCTACTGGTTGCTCTTGATAAGTTCTGTAGAAAGAGACATATAAAGTTATCAAGGAACTTATCTATTAGATACCTAGAGTTGGCAAACATAATTCTATCAAGGTATGGAGGAGTAATACTTGTTGAAGGAAGCATCAAGTATCTATGTAACAATCCCAAGCACTTGAAGAAATTTGCTTTGCAAGAAAGTATAAAGAAAGCTAGTCCTATTATCACGAGAGCTTGTGATAGATTAGCAAAGTATGATTCTTTATAGAATCAAGATAACCCTTTAAATATTAAACAATGGATAAATCAGACTTACAGGCAATGATTAGGTTTGCTTGCCAGAACAATATAATGAATAAACCTTTTATCAAAGTGTTCAAGTGGTATAATATACAAAACTCATTGGCATATAATGAGTATAACAAGAACTTAATTAATATGTAAATTAAATTGTTTATATCAGAAAAAGAATATAATTATCTACAATTATGTGAAAGGGTATTATATGAACATTATAGGATGATAGGTTTATGCCCTAACTGTAATAAAGCTATTATCTTGGATGGTTATTGCTGTGAGAATTGTGGATATGATCCAACTAAAAAAATGAAATTTGAGGAAATACTAGGTTTGATAATAATGGTATCTACTATTGTGGGTATCATTATCTTGGTATATGAGGACATTAAGTACAATAGAAAGAATAGACAGAAATTTATATTCCTTAGACTTAACAATGAGTACGTAAGGAATTTACTTGAAGGTAATGGTTTGTTTCTATGTAATTGTGCCTTCTATAGCACCAATAAGTACTTGTATACACAGAAAGATAGTTCCATACATGGATTCACTGAGGATATTACTTATTTAATAGAAAGAGCTGAGAAAACCAACATGGAACTTATAGATTGTGGTATAGACATAAAGAAATTTATTTATGAAATTCAAAAATTAAAGAGTAATGAAAAAAGAAATTAACATAGCAGAGATACTTAAAGACAAACCAAGAGGAATAAAGTTGTACACACCTCTCTTTGGTGATGTAACCTTTGATAAGGTCGAAAAAGACTTAGGTGAATATACCATCTTCGTAACAGACAAAGGTCAAAACCATCAGACCTTCATGGCAGATGGGAGATACAATCGGAATGGAGTTCCTGTGCTCTTTCCTAGCAAGGAAATGCGTAACTGGAGTAAGTTTGCTTGGAAGAAAGGCAATGTACTCATAAGTAATGATGGTGAAAAGAACATCATCTTTGCTGGCTTTATGGATGATACATATACGACGTTCAAAGGCAAGTATAGCGTAGAAGGAGGTTATTATTATCTTGAAGAGGAGAATTGTCTTGCAACACAAGATTACACTCTCCAAGAAGATGGTTCCACTAAAATCTACATCAACACCATCGAGAAAAAACTAGGTGGAAAACTCAATATGGAGACCTTGGAGATTGAGGACATCAAGCCAAAGTGGACTCCTAAGCCATTCGACAAAGTATTAGTAAGAAATTGTTCTACAGAAAGATGGAGAGCAAATCTCTTTAGTCATATAACCAAGGAAGGCTGCTACATTTGCGCTAGTGGTTCTTGGAATGAATGTATCCCTTACAACGAGGATACTGCTAAACTGATTGGTACAACAGATAATTGGGAGGGTTGATTATGGATGAAAAGAAAATTAAACAGATTATATCAAATAATATCGACCTTACAAAGGAGGTCATTCCTAATAGTAAGCTATGGAGTAGTGAGAATACTCTGAGAGTATTTACAGAAAGATGTATTAAAACTGCAATCCAAGAGTTTTTGAAAGGACTGTGGCATGATGCTAGTGAAGAACCAAAAGGTTATGATGAATGGATATTGATACAATATAGTGTTGGTGATTACTATTCTATTCGACAAGTAAAAGAAATCATAGCTTGGAAAAGACTTACAGAAAAAATAGCTATCAAGCAATGGGCATATCTTGATGATTTGCTAGAGCAGAAAGGAGGTGAGTGATATGAAAGAATATAAAGTTGGTGAGGAAATCACATTGGTGGTTAAGGAGCGGCAAAATGATGTTGAAGACCGTTGTAAAGGTTGCATCTTTGCTTATGATGATACTTGTTACAATCCGACATATAATGATTGGGGGGAAGGCTTTCAATGTGAAGCATCTGAGCGTTCAGATGGCAAGAATGTAATATTCGTTGAGAAAGGAAAGTAAGTATGAGTAGAATAGATACTAGGGGACATTGTAACAGACATTGCATCTACCAAGACAAAGGTAGATGTGATATGTGGGATGAAATGGCAATGCCAGATGATGTAAATGAATGTGATAATTTTATTAGCGTTTAACAGCCTTCGGGCTTAAATAGTAGTGATATGAAATTAAGAACTTTTTGGTTTGGCAAATACAAAGGAAAAGAAATCTGTGGTATCATACTGACACACACAGGCTATATCCTTTGGTTGCTTGAGAATACCCGATTTAGAATGAATGAGTTTGAACAAGAATGCTTTGATGCTGTAGCTAAAGCAAAAATTGATGGAGATAATATTTTCGTCTATAATAAATGTGATTTAAAGAAATATATGAAAGACGAGAATATCGAAACTCCTTTTAGAAGCTGCAATGGGCATTTCGGTGTTATATCAAAGTTTAGAGACAACAAAATTGCTATCTTATATGTAGAAAGATATATTAATGATATGCCTCCAGCCAACTTAGAGTCAAAAAGAAACATATATGGCTCTTTGGCTGCTATCAATAGGAATATATTTACAGACGAGGAATTAGAAGAAGATGATGATAACTTCACTATGGAATCTTTTTTATATTAAAGTTAAGGATAAAATGACAGATTTTAATACTAAAATTTTATTAATAGTGTATGTATTGGTGTCTATAGGTCTAATAGTCGTTGGATATATCGTAGGACAGCATTTATAGTAACTAACCACCTCTCCTTGGTGACAGCAGGGAGAGGGTAAATAGAAAGAGATATGGAAGTATTTGAATATCGTATCATAAAGATAGAAAAAGGAGCTTTCTTTATTGAATATAAGACTGCAAGGTTTGACAGTTGGAAGGAAATAGATAAACTATTCAAAACTCACACTAAAGCAGAAAACTGGGCAAGAAAGAACTTTACTATAAAATGACAAGCAATGAACAAAGAAAACATTTTATTATTGATAACCCAAGCCAAGCAGACGCTTGAAGTCTTGGATGAGAGCAAAGGGAACAATAGTACCTTTATCAAGAATCGTGTGTTAGGTATCTTGAATGATGCACTTAAAGAGTTGGAGGAAGAATAATATGGATGCAAGTAAGATTACGTTGGCATCATATATTCGATACCTACAAACTATGTACAAACGCTGTGGTAACATAAGTTTGAATAATTTAAATCATATTGAAAGAAATAAAAGAAAGGAAACAAACAATGAACAGACAGGAAGCAAAGCAGCTGTTGCCTATTATCAAGGCATTTAGTGAAGGAGAAAAAGTCGAGACTAAGACAAATACAGGTTGGGTATCAATAAACAATATGAGTTTTGCGGGAAGTCCACAAGACTACCGCATCAAGCCCATTCCTAAGTACCGCCCTTTTGCCAACGCAGAGGAGTGTATGCAAGAGATGTTGAAGCACCAACCTGTGGGATGGTTAAAACAAAAAGTAAGCAAAGTAATATATTGTATTGGAAGCTGCGATATAGAAAATATTTATGTTGGTACAACCACAAAAATACATGCTTATAATAAAGCCTTAGATGAGTTCACCTTCTATGATGGTGCTGCGTTCGGTGTTAAAGAAGAAAGCGAGGGTTGAGTATGGATGTTATATTTTATAAGCCAAATTCGGAAGATGAGCTAATTTCATTCGAGAGCAGCATTTCAAATAATAGAATCCCTATAATTGGTGAGACGGTAGTTATAGAAGGGGAATGGTACGTAGTTGACGATATTGTGACAAGCTATAAAAAACTAAAACATCAAACATATAGTACAGTTTCTGTTATACTTAAAAATGTATGAAGCAATATAAGATAGATTCAGAGCTGAGAGACAAGCTAGCCTCTTGGCTAACTGACATAGCAGACAGGGCAGACCATCTGACAAGTGGCAATGTTGCTCACAACAAGGCTTACATCAGTGGTGTTGCTCGTAGGGCTGCTGAGTATGTAACAAAACATTGTTGAACTTAAAGAAGAGTGATATGATAGAAAAGGTAATTCCAATAGACATATATAACATAGATATGCTTTTTGTTGTGGGCACTAAGGATGAACTGAAAATATCCTTAGAGAAGCATCTTGAAAAAGAAGATGCCGATGATGCCTATAACGCAATGGTAGGAGATATAGAAGATTTTACATTAGGACGTTCTGCTTACTTAAATAGTGGACAGACCGCTTTATGGCTACCCAATGCGGAAGATAAAGGTACATTGGCACATGAGATATTCCACATAGCTTGCTACATAATGGAAAAGGTAGGCATCTGCTTATGTCATGAGAGCGATGAAGCCTATGCCTACCTGATTGGTTACATCACCAATAAGGTGAATGAAGTTCTTAACCCTTCTTCTGGCGATGCTCAGTCACAGTAGTAGCCTTATGTGTGTCAGCATAATGCTGAGATACAAAACGACCAGTTTTAGCACTACGCTGAGTGTAACAGTTTTTGTTTTTGACATATTAATACGTATTAAATTATGTGGCAATATTGCCATTATGCTCACAGCAAATGGTATGCCAAAATAAATTATTAAGATATGAAATTACAAGATATTAAATTCAAGGCAAAGAGCCTCTTAGATGGTAAATGGATTGAAGGTGACTTAATGCGAATAGATGGACTGTGTCTTATTCGTAATAGCACATCAATAACAGAGGTTGACCCCACCACCGTCTGCCAGTACACAGAAGTAGTTGATGTATATAGTGATAAAGAACTTTGGGAGCATGATTTACTTAAAGATACCAAATATGGCATGATATATGAAGTTTTGTATGACAATATAAATGGCTGTTTTTCTGTTAAGCCAACATCAGGCAAATGGCAACATACTTTAACACTTCTTAGTGTTTTTATTCGTAGTTATGACTATATTAATCTAGGCTCAAAGTTCGACAAGGAGGTGTAGAAATGAAAGCTAGCGAATTTATAGCAACTCTTCAAGAACACATGAAGAAATATGGTGACCTGGATTTGCTTTTTAGAAATCCAGATTGCAAAGGGTACAGAAAAGCATATATACATCGTGCACTCTGTAATGATTACCCATACAAAGTATTTGTTATTGATTTGGATAAGTAGTAGTAATATGAGAAAGATACTATATATACTGGTAGCTCTAGCTGTGGTGAGCTGTAGTGAAAAAGTGAAAGCAGAGCATAAATACACAGTTATCAGCAACAACTACCAAGATACTTGTGAAGTGTCTGCTAGTGATTGGCGTACTCATGATATTGTAGTTCCTGATGGTTGGCATAATAAGGTTGTAGGAACTAGTACTATATTTTACTCATCTAAAGGGGACAGTAAAGTGATTAACGTAAACAAAATAATTGCACAATGAAACAACTTTATTTAGGAATGAAGTATGTACCCCATTAGCAGTAGTCTTTAGTATTGGAGTATTAAAGGAACTCTTTGATAAATTTATTATGAAAGAGAAATTTGACTTTGATGACTTAGGGGCTGATGCTTATGGTATATTAGTAGGAATAGTAATATTGATTATATAAATAAGAATCCTCACATAGCTCAATAGGTTAGAGCACTCGGCTTATACCCAAGTGGTTGGGAGTTCAAGTCTCCCTATGAGGACTATTACTTAAAGGGTTAGAATAGATTAAACAAGGAGTAATAACGATTGGTTGTTGCTCCTTTGTTTATATCTTTGCAACTTAAATGTATAACTTTTAAATACTAAGAATATGAATGGATGAAGCTAAGTTTAATATTGGAGATATTATAGTCTCCAAAGAAGGTTATAGGGGATTGGATAAAGCTATAGTAACAAAGATAGATGACAAGAACTACTATCTCAAGATTCTATGTGGTACTGCAATTCTTCCTATAGGAGCACAAATAAACTATAAACTATTAAATGAAGAATAATATGGAACAGTATATAAACTATGCAAGCACTCAGTTGATGGGTAGATGCACTTACAATCCTACTACAGGTAAAGCTGATTATGAAAGTTTTAGTAAGTACTATAAAGATACAAAGCAGCAAAGAACTCTTTAAACAATATCATTATGAAAGCAAGAAAAAGATACATTGCATTTTATAAGATTAGATATAACAGATTCATTCCTTATCTTCATGAGTATGGAATGATGTGTACAAGAACTTGGTGGAGTTGCTTCAAGTTAGGTTTTAAGCATGTTAGGCAAGGTAAGGCTACATTCTTTATAATTGAGAAGGATAGACCTAAGAAACATTAAGGCTTATCTTAAGAGTTTGTTATCATAAAATTTAGATTCTTGTAATTGACCATATAATGCGTAACTTTGCATCAGAATTGAGTAAATGATGATGTTAGTAATCGCATGATAAAATGATTGAAAATGTTTTGCCTCTACCATCTGTGAAGACAGTAGAGGATTTGGTCCTGTAGTTTAACTGCATAAAACATCCCTCTCCTAAAGGGAAGATGTAGGGGTTGGAGTCCCCTCTGGACCACTAAGTTTCAAACAGTTAAAGTAAAAGATTATGGTTTGGTTTTTAGTTGCTTTTGTATATGTAATGATTGGAGTTGTAACCTACAAGTATATGAATGACAAGTGGGATAACACCAAGTTTGAGAAAGTATGGTTCAGTTGTGTATGGGTAACTCTCATTCCTCTGTATATCGTACATCTCCTGCACAACAAGAAATAAGCAGGATGCTCCCTTAGCTCAGTGGATTAGAGCAGCTTACTTCTAATAAGCAGGTCGTAGGTTCAAGCCCTACAGGGAGTACCAAGAATCATAATATCTAAATTTTATTAGTTAATGGATTGTTAACAGTAAGCTATAAAGAGTTATAGCAGTTGTTTGTTTAGTAAAATAGATTATTATTATTTCATCCTCCTTGCTGAGATAGCTGGGAGGATTTTTAGTGTAAAGACAATGGTATATCGTCTTGATATGCTATAATATATAACTTAATTCTTTAAATAATGAGTACAAACAAAAAATGGACTGCCTCAGAAGATGAGATTCTCTTGCAGTCAGTAAAGCAAAGTCCACAAAATCTTAGTAGATGTTTCCTATCAGTAGCACAGAACATTGACAGAAGTCCAAGTGCCGTAGCTAATCATTGGTACACAGTAGTATAAAAGAGACCTGATACCACATGCTTCTTTACTGCATCATCAAAACACCTGTCAAAAAACAGAAAGAATGGTGCAGGGGTTGAGATAAACAGAAGCATCTGGCAAAGATTTATGCAAATAATCAGAAACTTATAGCTTATGATAGTAGAAGATAACATTAGGTCTCTCCTATCCCAGTGGAAGGAGAGGCTAAGTAATGAAAGTTACTCCGAGGAATATAGATGTGCCCTTGGAGAGTGTATGTATGACCTACAGAACATCCTTGATAAGATTAAGAAGGAAGAGGCAGCTAACCTTCAGGAGGTAATAGCTAATCTTCCCTCTAAGGAAGTAGAGGATTATCTCATGCAACAAGAGGCAGATGAATATCTAGCATCAATGGAGGCTCATGATTCATCAGCTGCCTAAGTTATAAACATTAAGTTAAGAGAAGAAACAGAATAAATAAATAGACAATGAAGAAGGTAGAAGTGAGTTGTGGATGTGCATTATGGATTATGATGATTGTGGGAATGATATGTCTTACTTGCATCAAATGCTGTGCTCAGACAACTCATGTGACATTGACCTATTACCAACCAGTCAGGAGCCAATGTGATAACAATCCATTGGTAACTGCTGATGGTAGTAAGATTAACTTGCATCATTTGAGGAACAATAGAATCAAGTGGTGCGCAATCTCTAGGGATTTATTATATCTCTTTCCAAAAGATAAGCCAAAGAGAGTGTCTATCGAGGGTTTTGGTGTCTATCAAGTCAAGGATGTAATGGCTAAAAGACATCATCACAGGATAGACATTCTCATCCATCCTAAGGACAGCAGGAAAATATCAATAAACAATGTTAAAGTAAAGATATTAAAGTAATGGAAAGTAAATTTAATGTAGGTGACAAGATAGTTTATCAAGACAACAATGGTAAGTTTGTTGAGGGTACAGTAAAGGAAGTTTGGTTCTCATACTTTGTAGAATCCAATGATGAATTACATTCTCATCAATGTGTCTCACAAGATAAAGCCTACAAAGATAAACAGGAAGTAATAGAAAATCTAGGATTAAATGACTAAGGATTATTCAACAATACCTGAGATATGGTATTCTTAAATGTATATAGATATGACAAGAGAAGAAGCTAAGAAGGCTTGTTTTGCAAGCTTGAAGAAGTCCAATTTCACTTTATTGGAACTACCTACTGGATTTGGAAAAACCTTCACTGCAATCCAGATGGTAAATCACTTGGTAGAGACAAAATATAAGGGAAAGCAGACCTCCATGCTTCTCCTTGTTGCTAAGATAGTACATAAGCAGACTTGGCAGGATGAGTTTGATAAATGGGGAGGCATCAAAGTGGATAATCTTACCATAGAGTGCTATGAGTCATTGAAGAAGCACCAGTATGAGTCTTATGACATCATTGTTGCTGATGAGGGGCATCATTTAAACAGCGATAAAAGGCTAGATTTACTCAGTACCCTTACTTATGGTAATTTCATTGGTCTTAGTGCTACCTTTCCAAAGAAACTCAAGCAATATTTTCAGTATGCATATCATGCTGACATAGTATCATGTGACCTTGGTGATGCCATTGAGGATGATGTTCTTCCTGACCCTCAGATAGTATTGTTACCTCTTGAACTGGACAATACCAATTCTACAGAGGAAATAGAACTTAACCCTAAAACTAAGGGCAAGATATACTATGGTAATTATGCTGAGTTATGGAAGTATAAGAAGATGAAGGTTCATGCTTTTATTTCCTGTACAGAGAAGCAAAGGTTGCTGGAATATAATTCTCAAATTTTATGGGAGAAGAATCTATATTCAAGGAATAGGCAGGACTTCTTCAAGAACAGATGGCTGCATGATTGTGGTGAGAGAATCAAGTACCTAGCTAATCTAAAGAATGATGTGGTAAAGGATATTCTCAAGAAATTATCCAAGGAAAGAACCATTACCTTCTGTAAGACTATTGAACAAGCAGATTATCTTGGTAAGCATAGCATCCATTCAAAGAACAAAGAGTCCGAAGAGACATACAATGCCTTCAATGCAAGGAAGATAAATCATATTACGTCTGTTAATGTCCTTAATGAGGGAGCAAACCTAGTAGATTGTAAGTTTGCTATTTTTGCCAACTATTCCTCATCAGAGATATGTAGTGTTCAGAGATGTGGAAGGGCATTGAGACACAAGTCTCCTGTCATTATTCTACCTTTTTACAAGGGTACTAGAGAAGAAGAGATTCTTACTAGTATGATTGAAGGATTCAACAGAGATAATATCATTGTTATTCATAATGTTGATGCCTTGGGACAATTTACAAAAAATAAATGATTTCATAGACAATAAATAGTAATATAATACGTTTATGGAAATAGAAACATAATCTAAGTAATTTGCTTTGAGCATATTGAGTTATCACAGAATCAGTTATCTTTGCATAAAAATAAAAGCATTATGGCAAATAAGAATAAAAGATATACAAGAGAGTTTAGTTATACTAGACCTATTATGTATCAGGGGGAAGCATATCCCTCTGCTGATTCTGTGATAACTGATGAGCTTGGCAACAAGACCAATGGAACTATCTTTACAGATGCCTATGGTCAGTACTATACAAAGGATAAAGAAAACAATATCTTTCCAGTGATGCCTGTGGAGAACCTTGACGAAGTTACTATAACTGCCAAGAATAAGAGAGAACCTTTGTTGTTTAATCATTACTTGACAGTGAATGATAACACAAGAGTGAACAACCTACCTCATAGAGAATATAATACACATCTCAAGGCTAATACTGAGAGAGGTGCTAGAGAACATGCTTTATGGGATAAAGAGCATCCTAACCTATCAGCATGGAGGGATGCAGCTACAGCAGTACCACTTGCAGTTGCTGCTACCCCTATAGTGTTAGGTACTGGGCAAGGACTCCTTGGCACTACAGCAGGTCAAGCAGTTAAACATGGACTGACAGCTCTTATGGAGAATCCTTATGTAGTAGGTGCTAATGATGTACTTGGATTGGGGTTTGCAGGAAAGGGTGCTTATGATGTGACACAAGGTAAGTTTACTCCTGAGACTGCTATGGAATTAACAGGCTTCTATCCTTTTGGTAAGTCTCTTACAGGATTGACTAAATCTAGGAAGATAAATAAAGGAATGGAAAATATTCTTGCAAACAGCAATAACTCTAACCCTTTTATCAATGAAGATATAGTATTCAACTATAAACAAGACCCTTTAGAGATGCATTATGCAAGAGCTAAGGTTAAAGGTTATAGTCCTAATAGAATAGAATATTATAACTTAACAGAGGATTCTAATAAGAATATGCAACTTATGCAAGAGTTAGCACCAATGTATGATGCTACTCCAGAAGAACTATTATCAGCATATAGAAATCATTTAGCTACAAGAAGTGGTCATGCAGCAACTTTAATGGATAAAAGAAATACTATAATTCATGATGGAATGCTTCCTAAGTCTCATGCTAGTGCTATTCTCTCACATGAAGTAGATCATGCTTTACACATACCAGATGAACCTGTACCTGATGGAACATTTTTCCCCAGGATTAAGCTAGGTGGAGATTATTTTACAAGAAATAATAATACAGAGGTAGCAGCAAGAGGAAGTCAATTACATGATTACTTTGGACATACAGGGTCAGAACCTATTACAGCGGAAGAATTGAAATATGCCAAAGAACATTATGTCAAAGACACAGGTATTAATAACAATATGAGTAATATGTTGTGGAGTATTAATGATTATGATGCTTTAGCTAAGTGGATGACAAAGTATTCTACTGGCATTGTACCATTAGGAATTATAGGTAATAATCAATTAAGCAATAATGAATAGTATGTATATGATAACTGGTGACATTCATAATGATGAAGATGCTAAAAAAGCATTAGATAATACATGTAAGCATTACAAATCTATATATAAAAAAATATTAAGTAGTATTAGCCATAAAGACCTAACGTTTTTAAATGCTAAAGAATGGTTCAAGAACCTTCCTTTACGTTATGCAAATAATTATTATCCTGAGGAAGTTAATCAAGTAATAGATGAATGCTTCAAACTATTATATGATTATTGCATAAAGGAACAAATTATAGATTCAAATATTACTTATGTAGAGTTTTATGATGGAAAAGGGCTTTGTAATCAAGATTATCCTATAAGTAGGTGGTATGGAGAGAATGGTCCTCTAGGAAGATTATTAGACTAAAATATATTTATTATAAATAAAGGCACAATCCTTAACTGGGTTGTGCTTTTTGTATTTATATACCCTTAAATAATTAAGATATGGACATAACAATCAACAATGAGGTGCTAAAGAAAGAGCATCTTACCATGGGTGAGTTCCTTGTGATGCTCATGGGATTCTACAATGTGAGATATAAGGACTGTTTTGACAGCTTAGTGGATAAGAAGATAATCTATAAAAATGTCTTTGACAAGGATGACATGGTTCTATCAGATAACACAAGGAACTTGATTACCAATATCCTTATGAAGTCTGACAAGAGAATGTCCAATAGTAACATTGATTTTACGAAACTTGCCAAGAAATTGCAAGACCTATACCCTACTGGTTGTAAGTCTGGCACTACCTACTCTTGGAGAGATAACACAGAGACTATAGCTGATAAGTTGAGGGCTTTGGTAGTAGTACATCATTTCTCTTTTACAGAGGAAGAAGCTATCAAGGCTACCAAGGAATATGTAAGTTTCTTTGGTGAGGATAAAGGGAATATGCAATTATTGAAGTATTTCATCCTAAAGACAAAGAAAGATGGTGACATAGAATCTATGTTCATGACCATCATAGAAAATAATAGATAATATTTTAAACTTTAAATAATATGAGCAACAAGAATTTTACAGAGACTTTTAAGTTAAAAAACATTAGTATTGATTATAAAATCAATGAAGAGAAAGGTATTGTAGTAGCCATTGAGAAATTTGATTTTCCAAGTGGTTTCAAGAAGAAATACAATGACCATATCAAGACCACTGGTGTAGCCAAGGTTAATAAAGAGGCAGGTGAAATCTTTAATGCTGAGATTGGTAAGAAGATTGCAAGAGCTAAGGCTGAGAAAGAGGCATTCATCCAATTCAAGCTTAGAGTTCTTGAGATGAAGTGTAAGTTGGAAGGATTGCTGACAATCACCAACAATACCATTGACAAGATGACTACCAACATTCAGCATCAGAAAGAATACATTAAATCATTTTAATCATGAAGATAATATTAGATGAAAAAGCATGTCTCAAAAAAAAGTTAACCTTGCAGGAAGCACTCATTGCAGCAGCTGTAAGCATGGGAAATTTCAAAGGAACCTTTGATAACTTGATTAATAGGCAAGTTCTAGGTATCACAGGACAAAGCATAAACTCTGAATGGGAAAACATCATCAAGGGACTAATTGGCTCTGATGATGATGAAAGACTTGCTGCATTAGCTGTAAAGGTACAGGAATGTTTCCCTAAGCAGAAAATGGTCAATAACTATGGTCAGGAATCACCATTCTATTTCAGATGCAACAAGACTGAGATTAAGAATAAACTCAAGAAGTTCTTGGAAGTATATGGTGAGGTATCTGATGAAGACATCATTGATGCCACCAAGAGATATGTCAACTCCTATGCTCCTAAGGGATACAGAGGCATGAGACTTGCAAAGTATTTCATCTTAAAGGATGACAGGAAACTATCAGCAGATGATGAAGTTCATGTTGAGCAACTTTCAGACTTGGCTACCTTCTTGGAAAATAAGACTGAGGAGAAAGCAGAGGATATTGTTGATGGTGACGATTGGTTAATGAATAGTAGGAACTAACATGGATAAGGAAACATTGAAAGGTATTCTAGACCCATACTACCCTACTCTTCAAGAGATGATGTGCAATCTAAAGGAACATACCTTAGGAGGAGATGTAATCAAGGTAAACACATCAGCAGGAACAATAACAATTAGATTATGAGTTTAGTTCAAAGAGTATTACAAAATGCAGAGGAAAGGAGGAAAAGGATTCTTAGTGGAAAAGTTAATTGCATACCATCTCCTTTCAAGACCTTTAGATATGACTTTCCGGGAGTGGAATTAGGTACCTATTATTTAGTGTCGGGAAGTGCTAAAGCTTCTAAGTCTAAGATAACAAATTTCTTATTCCTCTATAATACAATCTTATATGCTTATGAACATCCAGAGTTAGTTAAGGTAAAGATATTCTATGCTCTTCTTGAAGAGAAAGCTGAAAATATTACAGGCAAGTTTATTTGCTATTTACTATATAAGCTATCAGGAGGTAAAATAAGGATAGACATTAAGACATTTAAATCTGTAGATGAGGGAAGAATACTTTCTGCTGATATACTTGAGTTATTAAATACTCTTGAATATCAATCTATACTTAATTTTTATGAAGAACATGTAGATTTTATTGTGGATAGGAATCCAACAGGTATCTATCATACATTGGAGAAGTATGCAGAAGCCAATGGAACTATTCATAAGAAGAAAGTAAAAGGGTATGATAAGGAAGTGTTTGACTATTATGAACCAAATAATCCAGAAGAATATGTAATGTGCATTATAGACCATATAGGGTTAGAAATTAGCCGTCCTTAACAGTAATGTTTAGGATTATTAAGGAGCAAAGTCGGTGGATTTTAAGGGTTTTATTAAGTTCTTTAGTTTCTGTTTCAATTAATGTAACTTTGTACCATAATTATAAACTATATAAGTATGGAAGATAAAAGTTACATGGAGTATAAAATATGCGCTCCTAGAGACCCAAGGTTTATTCAAATGTTAGTAGATGAATACAACAATACTAATATCTCTCTAAAAGATTTAAGTAAGAAGTATCATACTGATGCTTATTATGAATTTAAAATTCATAATATTCCAATTAGACCTAAGGGTGTGCAGAGAAGTTTAACTAGAATAAATTGTATAACCTTAAATTGGAACTTTGAGTCTATAGAAACAGAAGAACAAGCATATATTACAGGACTATTATTTGCAGATGGATATACTAGTCATATGCAAATAGGTCTAAAATTAAAAAGAAGTGATAAAACATTATTAGAAAGAGTGAAAAACTATTTTTCTCCAAATATAACTATTCAAGAACAATCAAATGGTTTTGGTTTTGTAATATCTTCAGATATTGCTTGTAAAAATTTAAAGCAACTTGGAAAAGTTAAAACTGGAGAACCTATACATATTCCTCAAATGAAGGATTCTTTAATTAGACATTTCATTAGAGGTTACTTTGACGGTGATGGTACAATATTTGTCTGTAATAATAATAATGTAAAATTTTTCAAGTCCAATATTTGTTGTGTTACTACAAGTATTCTAGAAGAATTTCAGCAACAGTTACAAGCCAATGACATTTGTTGTACTATCAATAAAGAAAATAGGAAAGGTAAAACAATGAGAGTTCCAGAAGGAACTTGTATTTGTACTTTTGATATGTATAGATTATTCATTCGCAAGAAAGACTCAATAAAAAAGTTTTATCATTATCTTTATGATAATTGCAATATATACATGGAAAGAAAAAGAAAAGTATTTGAAGACAACAAAGAGCTGTTCAATTATATAAGACCTAAGAAAATACCGAGCTAACTTAGTGGATTGCGAAAGGCTACTAAGTAGTGTAGAGCATAGGAGATGAATAAATATAATTCTCCCAAGAGTGTTCCTCACCCTTTTTTACCTAAGGAGGGTGAATATATATGCCGACCTTATGGGAAACCATAAGAACTATAGGATAAAAAGCCTGTAGGATAACAAAGTGTAATTAGCACAGAACGTGGTATGGACTTAAGAAACTCTATCAAAAAATTATCCGAGTATCTTAAGATAGTTCGTAATAAATTCAACTATATACCAGTAGTAGTACAACAGCAAAATTCTGAGAACAACTCACTTGAGGCATTTAAGGCAAATAAAATTCGTCCCTCACAGAAAGGGTTACTGGATTGCCAAGACACCTCACGCGACGCAGACCTATTTTTAGGTATAACTTCACCGTATGCTTGGGAATTAAAAGATTACTTGCATTATGACATAACCAAATTAAAAAGCTATGCAAAATTCTTGGAGGTTGTACAAGGAAGAGATGGAGAAAGTAATGCCATCCTTGGTATGTATTTTGATGGAGCGACAGGATATTATGCACCACTTCCAAAGTATGACAATATTGAGCAACTTAACAAGGTATATCAGTTAATCAAAAGTAACCAAGAGAGTGCATCTAAGTAGTTTCCTTGGTTTAACATAGTATAATTTAAAGCAAGTTACCTAGGTCATTTTACCTAAGTATATTTGCAGTCCAATAACAATTTAATTAAAGAGTAGAAAAAAAAATGGCAACAATTATTGCAATTTTAGGAGCCTCTGGTGATGGTAAGACAACATCTACTATCATTAATCCAGATGGCAAGTTTGACCTTGAACATTATCAAGGTATGGATCCAAAGAGTCATTTTATCATTAACCTTGATAGAAAAACTCTTCCTTTCCCAGGAGGTATGTGGGACACAGAACATAAGAATTATATAGAACCTACGGATTTTGCAGGTATTAAGAAGGCACTTGAATATTGTGCTAAGACAGAAAGCATCAAATCTGTAGCTATTGATACAGTAAACATCTATCTTGCTATGAAGGAGTTTAATGACCGCAGAAAAATGACTTTTGATCAATGGAGAGATGTGGCAAATGATATTATTGAGCTTAATATCCTCTGTAATACTACTCTTCGCAAAGACCAAATTGCCTATATCTTTGGTCACACTATGTTTCAAACACAGCAAGATGGTACAGAGAAAATGGTATTCTCAGTTATTGGCAAGAAACTTACAAAGACTCAGCCAGAAGGTTTCTATCCTATTGTCCTTATGACAAGAGTAGAATATGGTGATGATGGTGCTAATAAGTATTTCTTCCAAACAAAGGCTAACCACTCATCAGCAAAAACTCCATTAGGTCTCTTCAATGACTTTGAGATTCCTAACAGTCTTAAGTTAGTAGATAGCAGAGTAAGAGAATACTATAAAATGTAAATAATTCGTATATAGGAGTACTCTAAGAATACCTTAGCAGGATATTTATAGATAAGATAAAGTAGATACCTTTTCATAACTTTGCAATTATTAAAATTGTAAAGATTATGAAATTAAATGAGACAAAATCTTTTTTAAGAATTCCTGTAATTTATGGTATTCAAAATACAAAGAGCTGTAAATGGTATATTGGAAGTTGTATTGACATGAAAGACAGATTTCAACGCCATAGATACTATCTAAGACATAATAGTCATCACTCTCCAAAATTACAAAGAGCTTATAATTTATATGGAGAAGATTCTTTTGAAGTTCATATTTTGCATTTCTTACAAGAAAATGAGGATAGATTTATTTTAGAAGAACAATATATTAAAGATTATGATAGTGTAGCAAATGGCTACAATATACTAGATAAATGCAAACATGTGGATGGTTTTACTTTTTCTATGAAGGCAAAAGAGCATTTCCTAGAATATATTAAAACATTAGAAAAATCTGTTATTGCAATAGATAGATTCTCTGGAAATATAGATAAAACATTTGAATCCATAACACAAGCTGCAAAATACTTCAATACTAGTACTTCTAATATTAGTAGGGTTTGTAAAGGTAATCTTAATTATATCAAGGATCATGTGTTTGTTTATACCAAAGACTTTGAAGAAACAAAAGATTATAGAGTACAAAATCATTGGAAAGGAAAACCTAAAAGTGAAGCTCAAAAAGAGAAAATGCGAAGAAATAGCAAATTAAATTGTCCTATTTATAAGTATGATTTAAAGAATAATCTCATTAGCGAATATTATTCAATCTCTGATGCAGCTAGACAACATAATATGAGTGCTGATTCTTTAAGGTATCAAATAAATAAGCATCAAATAGTTAATGGTTTCCTATTTTCACGAGTAAAAGTAAACAAAACATTATAAACAACAATTTAAAATATCAAGATTATGGAAAAAAGAATTTCATTTGATCAGTTTCAGTCAGTAAAGCGTGTAGCACAGGCATGTAATCCTCTTATTGTAAAGAGAGATAAGATTAAAGAGAAAATTGAGAAACTTGCTAAGGAATATAAGGACTATGATACACAAGTTGCTTCCTTGGAGGCAGGTATCAAGCAGGTAATTGGTTTCCGTGTAGAGGAGCTTGTAAAGAAAGTAATTGAGCCTGGTGTAGATGCTAATGGTCAGCCTAAGAAGACCACCAAGTATCTTCCTACAGACATTGTATCTTATGATGAGCAGCACAAGCAGTTTGTCATTTCCCTTCCTGACCCAGGGAATACTGCAAATCCCTCAGTTGAGAGTGAAAGTACAGAAACCTCAAATGAGGAAAATAAAATGGAAGCCCCAACTGATGTTGCAGAGGAGGAACCTACTACAGATGAACCAATCTTTGAGTAACAAACAATAAATATATTAATAAATATTCACAATTTAAATTTTAAATCAAACAGTTATGATTAACAAAGTAAATTATTGCCTTCTTGCCATTGGCAAGACACAGGAATCAACAGAGACAGCAGAGTTCAAGAAGTATATTGGAGTAGGTTCTTCATTTGTAGTGGCAGTAAACCCTACAAAGAAAGAACTTGAGACAATTTATGGTAGAGAAATGACTAATGACCCTGAATATGTAGTTGACACTGATAATGGCAAGGAAGCACGTATTACATTTGTGGTAAAGACAGACCCTAATACCTGCAATGGTGTTGAATTACTCAACAGAGTAATGTTCACCTTACGTAATACCCCTGCTTATAACAGAGACCAAACTAAAGTACAGGTTATTGATAAGTATGGCAATGTTACATGGACAGATGTTGAGACTGCCAAGGCAGGTAATAAAATCGTTACACCTAATGGTCATGATGCTAAGATTGCCACAGGCTATCGCATGGCATGTGTAGGTGAGGCAGACCTTGTAGGATTTTTGAAGTCTTATCTCTGTGTAGGGGATGTCTTTAACTATGTGAATGGAGCTTGGGTACTGAAAGATGATGCTGAGAATTATGTTTTTGGTCTTGAGCACATCAAAGACTATTTCACAGGTGATTTCTCAGAGATTAAGGAAGCCATCAAGCTTCAACCAAACAATAAGGTAAAGCTTCTCTATGGTGTACGTACAACTGATGAGGGTAAGCAATATCAAGCTGTAGCTACTCGCAATGGTATGGTTG